AGTACATAACAACCAAACTCGGCAGAAGTACCCGATATGTCACGATATCATCCATAGTGGCAGCTATCATGGGTACCATGTCAGCAATCAGAGCGTCTATGAAGGTTGGGTTCAAAGAATCTTTCCTCCATTATGCCTCTATACTGACTCAATTGAACTCATTCGTGGCCTCAATGGCACTGCTCTTTAAGGAAGAAGGAATCTCCTTCTCCAAGAAGAGAGCTTTGGAGGCTGTGAGTGAATTAACGGCTGAAATACTGGGCTCCACCAAATCCAATTCAGCTATGACTTGGATATTACCCGTGATCGTCAATTTAGTGGCGATTATTTTAGCCGGACTAACTCTATTCAAGGTGGTTGATATCAAGCATGTCATCAACGGCGGCAGTGCATTGAGGGCTATCAAGACCATCAAGGATAGCGTTGGAGACGTTACTAACTACATTCTGGAAGACCTATTTAAGCTAGATGTGACCGGTAATGTCCCTTACTATGAATCCACCATCAAGCTCGCTCAACGCTCTGTTGAGCTAGCTAGCATTCCTTATCACCAGTTTGTGTCAGACCCCAAACTGTACCAAGAGTTGCTTGACTTCACGCCACGCGTGATAGATATAGTTAACAAGAAGACAGATAACAAAACAGCATCATCTGTTAAACAAGCAATCACTGTGTTGAACAACAACATACACACCATTCGTGAGAAAATTTCCGCCGTCCAAGAGGCTCTTTCTGCTAACAAAAGACAGGAAACACTTGGAGTCTACTTGGCGGGAGAACCCGCGGTGGGCAAATCATCCCTTGCCAATTATATATGGAGCAGGGTATCTGATAGGTTGGGCTATTCCCCCGACATCTACAACCTGGCAGTAAACAATGAAAATGCCCATTTTCAACCCTATGCTCTACAACATTGTGGAGTGTATGATGAATTCTACTACGCTCGCACCAACGATCCTATGATAAAGAAGGTTACCTCGATAGTTTCCGGTGACCACTTTAATTTGGCTGGTGCGGCTTTAGAGCATAAAACGCAACCAGCTAACTTCAAGCTGGTATTTTTCACATCAAATGTCTTGACACCTGAACTCACTCGTGAGTTATCAGCTGAAGGAGCTAAAGCATTCTGGGACCGCTTCATGAGAATTGAAGTCCTAGACCCAAAACCTGTAGGCAGATTCTTGGATAATGAGCACCGTCAACCCGATTTCTCACATCTAACGCTACGCTATTGGAAGACCAATTCAATAGCCGCTCAGATACCACAAGACGAACCATGTGACGAGATGAAGGTTTCACAACTGATAGACCTCATTACCAAAACTCTCGCCAAGAGGGAGGTAAAATACCTAAAAGGACCCACAAATACTTACCCTGAGGAGTACGTACAAGAGAGGCTTAGGCTTCTTGAGCCGCGCGCCAATGCAGGACGTAACTTCTTCGTGGTCCGGTACCAGGGTGAACCTGGAACTGGGAAAACACGTGACGTTACTAACCTAGCTGTGAAACTGTCAACTATACACAACCTCCCGATCGTTTACGTAGAGGACTTTAAAACCTTTACTCAAGTTCCCAGTGTATGCGTTGTGGACGATATACTACACGAATCGGAGTACTCAGCATACTTCGAGTGGGTGAATAAAACCCACATTAAAACCATCGTGATCATCGCCACAAATCATATCATACCAGTCACACCTACACGCTGGGGCTTTGGAAAGAAAGTTCGCTATGTAAGAGCACCGCTAGGTAAAAGTGGTATAACCCGCCGCCTGGGTT